AAAAATGGTTTTACCCCTTGACACACACGAAGGATGTGGTATATTATTATGGTATTGGCGAGGATGACTTGAAGAACGACGGCACGCTCTTCAGAAAAATTAACAATTTTGTTAAGTCTCGCCTTGACACAGGAGCAAATGTATCGTATGGTGTGTTTAGGACAAGTTACGAACAAAAATATTGTTATTGCATTAGATACTCTTCTGTGGTACAATACATAGATGAATTGCTAGGCGATCAGGAGATTAGCTGATCGTACTTTAACCCTAAAGGAGATTAAAATGGGTATTAATTTAGATAAAATGCGAGAGAAGCTCGCAGCCTTGCGAGGTGAGGGTAATAGGGACAGTGTTTTCTGGCGTCCCGAAGATGGTGAGCAGGACATTCGTATTGTCCCGACTCCGGATGGTGACCCCTTCAAGGAGATGTGGTTCCATTATAATGTTGAAAAGGGCGGATTCCTTTGTCCGAAGCGTAACTTTGGTGAAGAGTGCCCGGTTTGTGATTTCGCTTCTCAGCTTTGGCGTGAGGGTGTGGACAACAACGATGATCATAGCAAGAAGACTGCTAAGTCTCTCTTCGTTCGTCAGCGTTTCTTCAGCCCTGTTATGGTCCGAGGCCAGGAAGATCAGGGAGTTCGCATCTGGGGTTATGGAAAGACCGCATATGAGAATCTTCTTTCACTCGTGCTCAATCCCGAGTATGGTGATATTACCGATACTGAGGCTGGCACCGACCTGACCCTCACTTATGGTAAGCCCGCAGGGGCATCTTTCCCACAGACAAAGCTCGTCCCCCGACGACGTTCTTCCGAACTGTGTGAAGATCTCACTCCAGACAAGTGCGCAGAGTTGCTTGATAGTATCCCTGAGTTCACTGGTTTGTTTGAGCGTAAGTCAACTGCTGACGTTAGGTCAATGCTTGACAACTTCATTAACTCACAGGTCGAGGACCCAGAGTCGGTCAGTAGCGAGACTACGAAGTATGGCAACAAGAGTGATGGCGAGGTCAACGCTGTCGATGCCGCATTTAAGGAGCTTGGCGCTCTCTAAAGTATCCCCTCCGCAGGGAGGCCCGGGGTAACAGGGGTCTCATATAGAAAGGAAGAGTTATGACTACTACAACGAACCGTCTTGAGACGCTGATTACGCTTCTTGAAGAGACTCGCGATGATCATGATAAGTTCTTCACCAGCGGTAACAACGCTGCGGGAACTCGTGTCCGCAAGGTCATGCAGGAAGTAAAGACGCTCGCTCAAGAGCTTCGCGTTGAGGTCCAAGAGACTAAGAACGCAAGGTAGACTCTACCAGCCGCAGGGAGGCCCGGGGATACAGGGGTCTCAAATTATCACACAACAAATGGAGTTTAAAATGAGTGATTTTATGGATAGACTTCGTGAGCTAAAGGTGGCTGACGATGATTTTGTGACCCTTAGTTTTACTGAGGGCAATGAGGTTTGGCACTGTACTGACAGTTATGTTCAGGATAGTGTTTATGAGACTGGGACTGCTGCCATGCTGGCCGGCCTTCTTTCTTCGGGTGTTCCAATTTACGGCGCCTGGGGAGACGCGGAGCCAGGAGGGGACATCCTTAATGAGATGCGCTTTAATGGGGTGCTTGATGACTATGACTACGAGGGTTGGTTCGAGGAGTATCTGACTGAGAAGCTTCAGGAAAGCATCTATGAGGGTGAGTATTCACTTGAGTATTCGACCGAGCAGTATGACTATAAGCGCGGCCGCTGCGACATCTCGACAGAAGTCCGTGTTCGCGTCGGCGATATGTTTGCCGCTGAGAAGTCTGCTGAGTTTCGTTTCATGGGATTTGATGCAGGGTCGTTTGTTGGTGGCTTTGAGGTCTCGGTTGAGACCAAGAATGGCACTCTTACGCTAAACTAATGAAAACTCTCGATTTGCACGGTGAGAGACACGAAGGAGTGATCCAGAGACTACACAGCTTTGTGTATAACAATGAGCTGCCCGTTCGTGTCATCACCGGCAAATCTGAGGTAATGATAAAAATAGTGGTTGACACGGTGAGTCAACTAGGGTATTATACACACTCTGAACGATTGATCAACGAAGGTTGCTTGATCGTCACCGAACAAGAATTCGTAATCTAGAAAGGATATATAATGATTGCACGAACTAACCGACTCACGCTTATGGCGTTTCTGGCCCTTATGATGGGCTTTGCAGCAGTGACTTTTACTGGCTGCCCTTCCAATGGAGACGACGACGACTCCGCTGCAGACGATGATGACTCTGCCGGCGACGACGACGACTCGGCGGAGTAAGCTATGTGGACGCTGCTAGGTTTTTTTGTTGTCGCTTGGTGCATGACAAGCCTGCAGCGCCAGATAGAGGAAATAGCTGCTCATGTTGCAATGCTACATAATGATGTGAGAGACGAAATTTACGAAAGATACGGAGAGAGATTCGATGGCAAAAAGTAAGTCAAAGGCAGGCAAGATTTCAATTGATGGTCTGCGAACTTTAATTAACAAAACTTCGGGTGTGGAAGTCGCCCACAACCTCAAGGAAGCAAACCCTACAGAGGTTACTGAATGGATTCCAACTGGTTCACGCTGGCTGGACTCCATCATTTGTCGGGGACAACTAGCGGGTATTCCCGTTGGGAAGTTCACGGAGATTGCTGGCCTCGAATCGACCGGCAAGTCTTTCATGGCCGCGCAGTGCGCCGCAAATGCCCAGAAGATGGGTATGAATGTGGTGTACATGGATTCAGAGTCAGCGATTGACCCAGGATTCCTAGAACGAACCGGATGTGATTTAGAGAATCTGATCTATGTCCAGGCACAATCTGTGGAACATGTTCTAGAGACTGTAGAGGCCGTCCTGGCCTCGGGTGCAGAACGCACCTTGTTTATCTGGGACTCGCTGGCTCTGACTCCTACTGTGTCCGATGTGGAAGGGGACTTTAACCCTCAGTCCACAATGGCAATGAAAGCACGCATTTTATCTAAGGGCATGTCCAAGCTGACCATTCCCATTGCAAACACTAAGTCTGCATTTTTGGTTTTAAATCAGCTCAAGACAAACATCCCTCAGGGGCCGAATGCACGTATCGTCGCAATGACGACACCCTATATCACGCCCGGAGGTAAGGCTATGCATTATGTGTATTCTCTCCGCGTGTGGTTGACGGGACGAAAGGCAAAGTCTGCATTTATCGAAGACGAGAGCGGTTTCCGCATCGGCTCGGAGGTCAAGGTCAAGCTTGAGAAGTCCCGTTTTGGAACTCAAGGACGCAATTGCGCGTTCAAGATTCTGTGGGGCACTGACGATGTTGGTATCCAAGATCAGGAAAGTTGGCTGGAAGCGATCAAGGGCGCAGACAGCATTAAACAAGCCGGCGCCTGGTTTGCGCTGGTCTACAAGGACGGGACTGAAGAGAAGTTCCAGAGCGCACATTGGGTATCAAAGCTTCAAGATGAGAAGTTTAGAAACCGAGTATTCGAGATTATGGATGAGCAGATCATTCGTAAGTTTGATGTCCGCGAGGGCAACGCCGAGGATTTCTACGACGTAGATAAAGAATAGAACTATTTATTAGGCACCTAGGAGATGCTGCAATGTCTGATATGAAACTAATAATGGAAGGGTGGCGCGAATATGTGACCACCCATGAGAGTGCGACTGGGACTATTGTATTATTTGAAAATGGTTCCCCCCGACCAGTGCAGTTTAGGCACAGGCTTGAGGAGATCGAAGATAGTAATATAGGTACCTTCATAACAGCGTGGGAACGATCAGTCGAATATCAGCTCACCGAAGGCGCAGTTCAAGACTTTATGGACAACCCTGTGCTGGCGCTGTCTCATCAGGCTTTTATGCTTCTTGATCGCGTAAAGGATAAAGCGGCCCTCTATGCGGGTAAGATTATTGGAGTTGTT